CATGAAGTAGGACTTCTTCATATATTCAGCCTGTTTCGGCTCAATGGTCTTACCGGCAACGGTGTAAATCGTGTCCTCGAAAGGCTTCTGATAGGTGCGGGTTACCTCACACCACACCTCGAAGGGAGTAGACCAAGGGTTCAGACCAAGGATGGTAGCAAACCGGGTAGCGGTAAGCTTCTTAGGCTTCTTGGGCGGGACGATCTGAATACGATTGTCAATCCATTCCACGATTAACCCTCCTGACTTTCATACCCGGTCAACATATCGTTGACCCCATTGATAAGCTGTTCACAGACATTCTTGCTCAGGTTCGTGAAACCCTCGGTCTTGACGGCCACGGATTGAACAAAGGACTCCTGCTCAGGGTCAATCTCCATGAGATTTTTCAGAGCGGTCTTCAATGCGGTGATCTGCAACTCGTCAGCCGGAGCGTCAGGGTTGGTCAGCTCTTCCTTGATCTCCTTACGCTGAGCGGCAGTAGCCGGGGCCTTACGGGTCTTGGGAGCCGGGGGAGGAGTGGGAGCGTCATCGTTGGAGCCGGGGAGAGCGTCAATGATATCGGACTCGATAATGTCAAGAATAAGCTGCCACAGATAACGCCGCATATAGGTAATGGAACTACCCAGGGCTTGCATTTCATTGGTGACGGCCTTGCCGCTGTTGGAGATAATCGGAGCAATCTGAGTGAAAGGTGCTTCAAAGACCACCGGTTCTTCATCACGGTCATCACAGTTATAGACCCGTGCCGTGGCATACTCTTTGCCAAAAGTGGGAACCATCAGTAGACCCACTTCACCGAAAATGTTCTCGGCAATGGGAACAATGTCTGCCAGTTCAAAATACTTAAATTCGAGTGAGATGTTTTTGCCAGACTTCTTGACACCGGCATTCAGGAACTTGACACGAGCGATCTGCAACTTCCGCAGAGCGTTCATTTCGGAATAATTCACCTGGGTTTCTTCTTTCTTGGTTGCCATGTTGTTTTCCTCCTTAATAATTCTTTAATGGGATAATTTAAGATTTTTTCAAATAGCCATAGGAGAGTATTGCGATATAAATTACCCCCTATCTAATTGAACCAACACAAGGTTGTTTTCCCAGCATATCCCTTTTCCCAAATATACCAACCATACGCTACGGCACTTCCTCCACCGTCCATCATTTTCTGAAATTCACCGTTTTTAGCACAAAGCAGACGAGAACTCGACACATAAATAACCTTGGGAGGGGATTGTGTGAAAAGGTTTTTCCTTTTTTTACCTTCCATGAAAGTCAGTTTTAGAAACATTGCTACATGGTGACCATTGTTCACAAGGGACAAGGCTTTCTCTACGAACTGCTGTGCATATTTGTACGGAGGATTGGTGATAATATCTCCGGGAAAAGGGGTTTCGCATTTTAGAAAATCAACTCCGCTTTTACCGTAGCCACGGTCTATTAAATCGGTTGACTTTACTAAATATCCTCTCTTTTCAAGGACTTTGGATAAATGGCCCTCACCACAGGCACACTCCCACACATACGGAGAAAATTGAAACAAATCACATAGTAATTCCATAGCTTTTGGTTCAGTAGCGTAATAATCATAAAATTCACGCTCTTTCTCAGTATGATTGGAAGCACCAATAGTCTTGAATGTGGAATATCCATTTCCAACCCAATCTTTAACCATTTACACCTCCAATAATGCCAGTAGTTTTCGCTTCGTGGCATTTACCCTCCGAGTGTTTCTCTTGGGCGGTTTCAACCCAAGAAAATCCCGAACATATCGTTTTGCAAGCCGGATGTACCAATCTCGGTCAACTACCTCGATACCCAGGTGATTGTCGTTGTCCACTACACATTGCGAGGGTAGACCAGCAATCTTAACCGGATTACCTGTTGTCAAATGAATTTTGTAGAGAGTGCCGCACCGGTAATCCTTTGTGGCATAGACCCGGTTGACCTTCTGAACTATTTCCATCTGACCGTTTACCTCATAT